TTTGTTTATCCCAATGGAATGGAACTACGAAGGATTTATTGATGAGTACGGAGTTCCAGTATTCACTACTCCTGACACAGATGTGCTCGCCCCAGATGGTGAATTAATAGATATAGGTGTAGTAGAGAATTGGCAAAACGAAGCAGATGGTTTGAAAGATGATCAAGATGCTTTAAATGAGTTTTACCGTCAATTTCCTAGAACTACAGAGCACGCGTTTAGAGATGAGACTAAAAATAGTATTTTTAATCTTATAAAAATATACGAACAAATAGATTACAATGAGGAAATGTCTAGAACGCTTGGTATTACAACAGGTAATTTTCAATGGGCATCTGGAGTAAAAGATACTCAAGTAATATTTTATCCAGATCCAAAGGGTAGATTTAAAGTTAGTTGGTTTCCGTCACAACAATTACAAAATAGAGTAATAATAAAAAACGGTATAAAATATCCTGGTAACGAGCATATAGGATCTTTTGGATGTGACTCGTATGATATATCAGGAACAGTAGATGGACAAGGTTCAAAAGGAGCTTTGCATGGGTTAACTAAGTTTAGCATGGAAGACGCGCCTGCAAATAGTTTTTTTTTAGAGTATTTGTCAAGACCATCTACATCAGAAATATTCTTTGAAGACGTGTTGATGGCGCTAGTATTTTATGGAATGCCAATATTAGCAGAAAATAACAAACCAAGACTTCTTTATTATTTAAGAAGAAGAGGTTATAGAGCGTTTAGCATGAACCGTCCTGATAAAACTTGGAATAAATTATCAGTTGCAGAAAAAGAAGTGGGTGGTATACCAAACTCTAGTGAAGATATAAAACAAGCTCATGCCGCTGCTATTGAAATGTATATTCAAGATCATGTAGGCATGAAACAAGATGGAACATTTGGAAATTTATATTTTAACGAACTACTAAATGATTGGAGTAAGTTTGATATAAACAAAAGAACAAAATTTGACGCAACAATAAGTAGTGGTTTAGCAATAATGGCTAACAATAGACATTTGTACGCGCCAAACCCTAAGGTAGAAAATAAACAATTAAATATACATATTCCAAGATATTCAAATGAAGGAGGTATGTCTAAAATAATTAAAAAACAATATGAATAATCGAACTTCAAATAATTATTTTCCTAGCCAAGTTGTAAGTGATGCGGAGAAAATAAGTTATGACTACGGTTTAAAAGTCGCTAAAGCTATAGAACACGAGTGGTTTGGTGGCGCTCGTAATAACAATAGATTTAATCAAGGTTTAAATGATTTTCATAGACTAAGGTTGTACGCTAGAGGCGAACAATCTATACAAAAATATAAGGATGAGTTATCTATAAATGGTGATTTGTCCTATTTAAATTTAGATTGGAAACCAGTGCCAATCATTCCTAAGTTTGTAGATATAGTTGTAAATGGTATGGCTGAAAGAGTTTACGATATAAAAGCTTATTCTCAAGATCCGTATGGTGTTAGTAAAAGAACTAAATACATGGAAGATATATTGTCTGACATGCGTACAAAAGAAATGAGAGCTTTTGTTTCTGAAAACTTTGGAATAGATACTAGTAAAACTGAAGATGATGAAAAACTTCCTGACTCACAAGAAGAGTTAGAGTTACATATGCAACTTAATTATAAACAAGCTGTTGAAATAGCGCAAGAGCAAGCTTTAAATGTTTTATTTGAAGGAAACAAATATGAGTTAACTAGAAAAAGATTTTTTTATGACTTAACAGTTTGTGGTATTGGTGCTGTTAAAACTTCTTTTAATACTTCAGAAGGTGTTATTATAGACTATGTTGATCCAGCTAATCTTGTGTATTCACACACTGATTCTCCATATTTTGATGATATATATTATGTAGGTGAAGTTAAAGATATACCTGTAAATGAATTAGCAAAACAATTTCCACAGTTATTACATGAAGATTTAGAAGAAATAGTAAAAAATAATCATCCTACTTCTAGAAATTATGGAAATGATAGAACTAAAGATGATAATAATACGGTTAGAGTTTTATATTTTAATTATAAAACTTATATGAATGAAGTTTATAAAACAAAAACTCTAGCTAGTGGTGCTGCTAAAATAATACCGAAAGATGATTCTTTTAATCCACCACAAGAAATGTCAGTAGAAGCTGAATTTGGTAAATTAATAAGATCAATAGAAACTTTATACGAAGGAGTTTATATAATGGGTGCTAATAAATTGCTTAAATGGGAGATGGCTAAGAATATGATGCGTCCTAAAAGCGATTATACTAAAGTTAAAATGAATTATGCTATTTGTGCACCTAGAATGTATGAGGGTAGAATAGAATCTTTAGTAAAACGTATAACAGGTTTTGCTGATATGATTCAGTTAACTCATTTGAAACTTCAACAAGTATTGTCAAGAATGGTTCCAGATGGAGTTTATTTAGATGCTGACGGTTTAGCTGAAGTTGATCTAGGTAATGGGACAAATTATAATCCACAAGAAGCCTTAAACATGTTCTTCCAAACAGGTAGTGTTATAGGTAGATCATTTACTAGTGAAGGTGATATGAATCCAGGTAAAGTACCTATTCAAGAAATACAATCTGGAAATGGTGGTGGTAAAATGCAAAGTTTAATTCAAACTTATAACTATTATCTACAAATGATAAGAGATGTGACTGGATTAAATGAAGCTAGAGATGCTGCAACCCCAGATCCTAAAGCTTTAGTTGGTGTTCAAAAAATGGCTGCAGCAAATTCCAATACAGCTACAAGACATATATTACAAGCAGGATTATACTTAACGGCAGAAACAGCTGAATGTTTATCACTTAGAATATCTGATATTATAGAATACTCACCAACAAGAGATGCTTTTATTCAATCTATAGGAGCGCACAACGTTGCCACTTTGGAAGAATTATCTAGTTTACATTTATATGATTTTGGTATATTTTTAGAACTAGCTCCAGATGAAGAAGAAAAAGCTATGCTTGAAAATAATATACAAGGTGCTTTAGCACAACAAAGTATAGAGTTAGAAGATGCTATTGACTTAAGAGCGATTAAAAATATTAAATTAGCTAATCAATTATTAAAAATACGAAGAAAAAAGAAGCAAGAAAAAGATCAGCAAATGCAACAAGAAAATATGCAAGCACAAGCCGCGGCTAATGCCCAAGCTCAACAAGCTGCTGCTCAAGCTGAAATAATGAAAAACCAAGCTAATGCTCAAACAACAATACAAGTTGAAACAGCTAAAAACGAATTAGAGCAACAAACTAACAAACAAGAATTTGAACTTAAAAAAGCTTTAATGGATCATGAGTTTCAATTAAACCTGCAATTAAAACAAATGGATATTGATTCTATCGATAAAAAAGAAAAAATAAAAGAAGATCGTAAAGACGAAAGAACAAGAATACAAGCTACACAACAAAGCGAACTAATAGAACAAAGAAAAACAGGTCGACCTCCTAGAAATTTTGAATCAGTGGGGAACGATGTGCTAGACGGAGAATTTGGTATGGATCCGTTTAATTTATAAATTATTAATTATTATTATATTATATTATGGAAGAAAACAATGAAAACGTAATTGAAGAAATTACACAACAAACAAATCAAGGGGATCCAGGTGATGAACACGTGGAAAAAATTGATAAAAGTAAATTTAACAGCGCGGATGACGAAAGCGTTGCGAAAATAGATTTAAGTAAACCACCAACACCAAAAGAAGAAATAAATGAAACTAAAGAAGATAACGCTGACGACAGCGGAGTGGTTGCAGAGTCTGAAAATGCCGAGCCCACACAAAAACAAGAAGAAGTACAACCGGAAGCAGAAACACAAGAAGCTCCAGTTGTAGAAGAAATTACAGCGGAAGAACAACGAGAAGTAGAAGAAACAACTGAAGTTGTTGAAGAAGCTATTGCTGAATCACAAGCTACAGGAAAACCTTTACCTGAAAATATCCAAAAATTAATGGATTTTATGGATGACACGGGTGGTAGTTTAGATGATTATGTTAGACTAAATAAAGATTTTAGTAAATATAGTCCGGTAGATTTAGTAAGAGAATATTATTCTCAAACAAAACCTCATTTAACATCAGAAGAAGTAGCGTTTATGATGAATGATCAATTTGGTTACGATAAAGACGTTGATGAGGAAAATGAGATAAAAAGAAAACAGTTAGCTATGAAGGAGCAGGTTGCTCAAGCAAAAAGCTATTTGGAAGGACGAAAGTCCAAATATTATCGAGATCTTAAAGCTGGTGTTAAGTTAACTCCAGATCAGCAGAAGGCCATAGATTTCTTTAATAGGTACAACAAGGAAACTCAACAAGCGCAAAAGCAAGAAGAGATATTTTTAAATAATTATCATCAAAAAACCGAGCAGGTTTTTAATGACAAATTCAAAGGTTTTGAATATAATGTAGGTGATAAAAGATTTAGATTTAATATTAATAACGCTGAAGAAGTTAGAAACGCTCATGATGACGTGGATAATTTTATTCAAAGTTTTGTGAATAAAAAAACAGGTACGTTAGAAAACGCTCAAGGTTATCATAAAGCTTTATATACAGCTATGAATGCTGATGCTATTGCACAACACTTTTACGAGCAAGGTAGAGCAGATGCTATGAAAAATAGTATTGCAAAATCGAAGAACATCGATATGAATCCTCGACAACAACATGGAGAGGCTAAAACCGGTGGTCCGCAAGTTAGAGTTTTA